GACCGAGCCATCAGTGATCTTTGCAATGTTACATTGCAAGATTACTCGAGAAAGGACATCTTTGTTAAAGTTGAAAATCTTCTCGTTACTCACAAACCAAATTGGGCCCCTCGTGTCATTTTCAAGGGAACCGACGTCTACAATGCGATCTCTGGGCCCATTTTTAATGAGCTCATGAGACGTTTGGACCATTGCTTTGAAGGCATGAAGGGACCATATCAGTATCACACGAGTTACAGGAAAACACCTTGTGAATACACTCATCATTTGGAGATGAAGACAGAGAAAGATTTTTGGGTCGAAGCCGACTTTAGTTCCAACGACAAGTTTCAGTGTGCAGACGTTCAACTCATGGAGGTTGCGCTTATGCGAGTTATGGGTTGCCCGGAGTGGTTTGTCCGATTACATTTGAAGACAAACACTTTCAAAGTTTACAACTCAAAACATGGCATAACAGCCACCTTGAAGAATCAGCTTCCAACTGGTGCGACGGACACAACGTACCGTAACACCTTTTTGAATGCTTGGATCCTGCACGCTGCAATGTTGGAATTCAAGCCGGAGAAGGCAGTAGCGATGCTGCTCGGCGATGACATGATCTGCCGTGTCACTGGGAAATGTCGATATGTCGAAAAGGTTTACACTTCCATTGCTGCCGAGGCATTGATGGAAGCCAAAGTCAGTCGGCATTCCCGATTATGGACGGCGACGTTCTTGAGCAAGTTTTTTATACCTGCACAGAGTAATCACTTAACAGTCCCCATTTTGGGTAAAGCTCTGGGTAGGTTTAACATGCGAGCTAACAAGAACCAAGCTGTTTCTGATCATGAGTACATGGCAGGTAAGTCAGTCGGGTACGCTTACGAGTTCCGCTACTTTCCAACACTTCGGAACATCTTTCTTGAGAGGTTCAAGTATGAATTTGCCTTCGTGGCCGATGAGAAACGAAAGCAAGTTGATATCGAATCTGGTCTCACTTGGAACGCCCGTGCAGCGGGGGTCACTCTCAACAATATTACTACTAAGCTGGTTGTTCCTATCGAAAATCAGCTTCTTGAGAGTGATTTTACCGCGTTTTGTATTGAGCGTTATTCCTTGATGGGATGCGAGGTCATTGAACTTTTTGAGGAAGTTGTTCTGAACACTTCATTGATTGATCTGGAAGAG